TGTTGGCGCCGACCGTGCTCGCGCTCTGCGTCCAATCGCGCAGCACCACGCGGTTCGCACCGCCCGGCAATCCCTGCGTGAAGTTGGGAGCGTTGTAGGCCATCAGGGGAACGCGGGGACAGGGCTGGTAAGTTCAGACAACTGCTGGGCGTTGAGAACGTTTGAAATGGCGCTCTTGGTCGGGTACTTCTGCATCCAACCGATCTTGTCAGCCTGGAGGATGGTCACGCCGAGCACGCTGGTACCGCTGGTGCATTGAGGCATTCCCGTCGGCAACGGAATGCCGAACTGCTCAAGGTGCCCCCAGGCGTCCCATACGAAGTTGTGCTGAATCTTGTACCACTCCTGGAGCGGTGCAGCTTGGAATCCACGGTAGAGCAGCTGCCCAATATCAGCGCCGAGGAAGGTGGCGCTGTTGCGCTGGCCCACGTAGCCGGACCACGTCGACCACGGCGGCTCGCCTTGAGCTGAACCTCCAACAATGGCGGTACGGTCCCACAGTACCTCTACCGTGATGTTCTGCTGCGGCACCTCGTAGGTCTTTGGATTGCCACGCAGGTCGACCTTGTCTCCGCCGATGTCAGCCGACACGGGCCATGCAGCGTCGTAGTTGCTCGGGAAAGCCGCGCCCATGCGCCACATCTGCGCCTGGCGAATCGAGCTTGACCGCGTCACCTGGCAATAGCCGAAATCGCCCGTTGGCCCGAACGAGCCGAAGCGGCACGTGACGCGAAACACAAAAGTGCCCTCGCGCACCGGTGCGCTCTCGACGGAACGGCAAACGTAGGTCTTCAGGAAGCTGTCGCTGCCGTAGACACCCGCCGGGAGGCGCTGCCGCACCAGCGGAATGCCGCTGGTAAAGATGCCGCTGTCGCCGGGGTAGGTGTCGGCGCCGTTCGCTGGCGTCCAAGTCACTTGGTAGACGAGGTCTACCGAATGCTCGTTGCCGGGCGACGTGCGCCCGTAGATCCTGCTGTCTGCCACTTCGATGTATGACCACGTTCCCATTACGGTTGCCCTCGCATCCAGCCAGACCACTTGCTAAGCATGTTGCGGATCTCGTCGAGCGTGGTTGACCCAGCGCCCTGAAGTCCCACGTCCAGCGCTTGATTTCCGGCGGCTTGTGCCCCTGCCGAAATGCCTTGGATGTTGGCGATGCCCTGCCCGATTGCGGCGCCGTTTGCCACGATGGACGCGGCTTCGCGGTTGGCGATGATGTCCTGATTCTTGATGCCCTGAATGACGCCAGGCGCCAGCGCGTCGGCGATCCGCTTGTTCCTGGCGTACTTCTCGATCTCCGACTGCGTTGCAGCATTTGCTGCATCCACGTTAAACGTCGTCGTGATCTTGGTCAGGTCATCGGCCCGCTTGTCCAGGGCGGTGACTGCGGAACGGATGGCACCGAAGGCCACCTGCCCGGCGTCAATCGTGGCGCTGATGCCGCTCGCCAGCGCCGCCTTGGCGCTAGTGGCGTTGAGCTTCTGAAGCTCGCGGTTCGCTGCGGCTACGCCCTTTACCACGCCGGACGGGTCGACCTCGGCCCGGATGACTGCCTTCATCGATTTGTCAGCCACGGCCCACCTCCCGTGCAAACTCGTCTAGGCCGGAGCGAACCCACGGCATGAACTCATGCGGGCGCTTCCCGGTCAGGGTGCAAGCGATCACCCCGAGGAGGTGCTCGGACCGTTCCTCGGTGGTCATCTCAAGCCGTGCCAGGGCGACGGGCATCATCATGCGTTGCTCCGGGCTGGCAATTCTCCACAGCCGGCGGGTGCCGGCTCCGTAGGGCGTGGCCGGTTGACCTCCTCCAGGAGGCGCCCCGCCACGTCAGCGCGCACCGTGCCGAGATCGGCGTTTGACACCACGAAAGGCGATCCGTCCGGGCAGGAGATGCAAGATCCCCACCAATACGGGTCGACCTGGGACCGCGTGTAGTCCGCCAGCGTCGGCTCGCGGAACACAACCGGGCCGACGCCGTCGATGTCGACGGTGCGCTGGCGAGCGGCGATCTTCGTGAGGTCAAATGGCATCAGGCTTCTTCCAAGGTGAGAGACCACATCCCCGGGCCGGTTCCGTCATCGGAACGGGACGCCGAGGTCAGGTGCCCGGTGATGGTGTATGCAATCGCGCCTTGGTCGGTAAACAACAATTGCACGCTGCGCCCAACAGCCTCGGCCAGCGTGGTCGGGAACATGTGCAGCCTCAACGCGTCATCCGAGCTGCTGTTCTGCGCCATCATGTCGAACGTCACCGTGCGGCGAACGCGCCCGGGCGAACGCTTCTCGCGGAAATCAGAGAGCTGCGTCGTGTCGATGCTCGACCGCTCGAAGTTGATTGCGATGTTTCGGACGGGGAACGTGACTGCCGAGCTGCTCTGGAAGTTCAGCGTGACTGTGCCGCCGTAGCCTGCGATGAGTGCCATATCAATCCTCCTGGACGAGCAGCGTCATGCTGATCGTGCCGATTCGTTCTGCATCCTGCTGGCCGTCATCGGGAGTTTCGGCGGTGAACGCCACCGCAAACGATCCCATGACGAGCGAGCAGTCGTAAGTCGTACTGTTGACGGGTCCGGACTGCCATTCGGCACGGACGGAATCCACCATCTGCGCGACCGCTTCGACGGTGTCTGCAACGCAAGCAATCTCAAGCTCCACGGTCCAATGCTGCAAGCCGGCTGGACCGGACATCCGCATATCGCAGGTGGCGCTGTTGATCTCGTAGACGATGCATGGCGTGGCGGTTCCGGCATTTCGCATACCGACCGACACCGGGTAACCGGCGCCGTCAAGCGTGGCCTTTACCGCTCGGCAGATGTTCTCAAGAGACATTGCGACCTCCAAGGACCTCTTTTGCCTCAGCAAGTACCGATGCCGAAATGTCGTTCATAATGGCCTGAAAGTTCGCGGCAATGAATCGAGTAGACCGTTTTGATCCGGCAATCATGCGACCGGATCCAGCAGCCTTCGACCGTTCGATTGTCTCGCGCTTTTGACCTTGGTAGGTCGCGACATCTGCCCACTGCTCACGAGCAGCTGCGTACATCTCTTTCATGGCTTTGGACCGAGCGCGCTTGGCCTCAAACTTGCCACCCTTGATCGTGGCGAAGATTTCCTTGCGCTTGGCCTGGATCCACGATCGACGCTCACGGACCGCTTCCCGAAGATTTGTCGGCGCGTTCGAGTACACGTTGGATGAACCATGCGAACGGAACCCGTGCTCCAGCAAGTGCCAAATACGCTGCCGTCCCTTGGCACCCTTTCCGCCCTTGGCTCCGTACACGACGCCGACCTCGGCAATGATCGGGCTACCAGGTGTCTTGCCATTGCGTCGTACGTCAACCTTGGTTGCCTTGGCAATGGCCTTTCGATGCGGTGACTTGCCGCGATACATGGCCGAAAGCCAAAGAGCTTGCAGCTTGTTCCTGACCGTACCGAGCGCCTTTCGAGCGCCCTTCTTGCGGACACGCTCGCCAAGAGAAACCGACAGCAAGCCAAGAGTCCTCCGCACTTCCTTGTCGTCGACGTAGACCTTGACGTTGGTGGTTGTATTCACGGCAGCACCTCCGTGGCTTCGATCTCCAGGCGCCGACGGCGCTGGTCGCGGTCCCAGCACGCCCGCACGTTGAAGGTGCGCTGCGTGCCGTGGTCGTTGAACAGCAATCGGCTACGGGTGTTTACGGACGGATGGAAGCTCGCGAGGATCCGCCAATCCGTGCGGACTTCCGGGCCTCGGTCACCTATCGTTTCGTTGGTGGATGCGACCTCAATATGGCAATGCAGGACCGCGACATTCACCCAGGACTCCGACGCCTGGCCGAAGTCATCGACCGTGCGGACGGGGTTCTGCGCCGTCATGGCGAGGCGCAACATTCCGGATGGAACGTGTCCAGGCATCAGCCAATGCCCTTCCCCATCATGCCGCACACGCGATCCCAGTAGTCGCTCGGGAGCGCCACCGTGTCATCGCCGCGGCTTGCCACGTGCTGCGTCACGCGCTGGAGAAGCGCCATCTCAAGCAGCGGGTTGAGCGTGTTCGTGCCAGCGGTCACCGTCAGCACCACCGGGTAGGCCAGCGAGTCCGCCATCGTTGCGTACTGGATCCCGTTGATGGTCACCAGCGTCGCAGAGCCGGTCGCCCCATCATCGTCCAGGTACGTCACCGCCGTGACCGGCTGGCGTTCCAATCGCACCAGCAACTGATCGTTCGTCGGCTCCGACGCCACGTACTGCGTCCGCGTGACCGGATCGACGCACCAGCCGGTGCGCTCCTCAAGCTCGCGCTTCGCCGCTTCCCACGCAATTTGGATGGCCGGATCGTCCTCGTTGGAGGAGAGCCGGGCCCAGTTGCGGAACTTGGAGATATCAATCGCCACGGACTACCTCGCAGCCAGGTGGCGCCCCCGAGGGAGCGCCACCTGTGCCGATGAGAGGATAAGGATCAGGCGTTCGTGACCTGGAGCTGCACCAGCGACTTGACGCGGGTGAAGTCGCTGTTGGCGAACATCATGCCCTGGAAGATCACGCGGGCCGA